GCCTAGATACCAATAGATCATCTACTTTTACTTGATTCTCAACAACAATAGTCTTCTGATTGTTCTGAAGATACATATTGTCAAATATATTTCGCCACAAGGTGGTCTTCTGGTCTTGAATCTGTTTAAGTCTATCATAAATAGACAGACCAAACAACTTATGGGACATAAGTATGCAAGTCGCAGAGTTAAATGGATTCTCTTCAATCTCCTCAATGTCTAAAAGTTTGTCGGGGTTATCACCACCGGCTACACGAACTTTAACAAATTCCGCTATGCCGTCCTCATCTATGTCCATAAACATATAACACTCAGCAATTTCTATAGTTCGCTGAGATGGATCAAGTGAGTTATTCCGATCTGGATACACAGTCTCATCTTGCATATAAAAACGATACTCTCTATCATCTTCATATACATTAGAGCTAGGGATTGAATCTATAAACTCTTTATTAAACCCCTCTTCAACAAGCTCACCTGCAGTTACAAGATAAACATGAGCACTAAACTTACTATCATCAAGCAAGATTGAGTTATGCTGCTTATTGACACGGAACTCTTCTGGCGGAACCGAAGTTACATCTATTCTATTCTTTTTCTTTGTTCTCTTAACTTTTATATCATAGCATAAACCAAGCTCAGTATTATAGCTGGTGCTAGCTATAATTTCAAGGTTATCATCTGACAATATAGCAGCTATGCCTTCTTCTGTAATTCCAGTATAACTTTCTGATGTTGTGGAGT